CCAGCACATCCACAACGCAATGCGCAATCCACGTATTGTTTTTATACTCCCAGTCCTCCACCCAGTATGATCTTCCAAATTCACTGATTTCACAGTAATTCCACGACGGGGCACTACCCCCATTTCTCAGAATGATCTGCGGATTTTCAATAGAACATGGCTCATTAATATTACAGGAAACGGCGGTAACATCACCGCCGACAACTCCTGTAGAATTAACTCTTTTACTTGCTGTCTTAAAATTGACTGTTACCGCCATTATTATTTCCTCCTATTCCAGAACAAAAACAAGTCCATTTTCTGTAAGATCATTCCAGTAACGATCTGTGAAATGATAGTAGATATTCCAGTAACCTCCCGCGCTATTGAAAGGCGTTGTGCTACTCCACTGGTTGATCGTAGTGAGCCCCATAGCCTCTTCGTCAAACAGTACTGCAAAGATGTTACTCATTACCTGTGCTTCACCTTTTTCAACACTTCCATCCGGGTTCATAACGCTAGGCGTAACATTAATATTCATCGGACTCTCAAGTGTCTGCCAGAAATTAACCTTTTCATTTGTGGCAATCTTCAAATACTGGTCATGAAACGTGTTACTCAGAACCGTAGTATCGGCAGTATGCAAATCTGGGCTGAAAATCATGATGTTCTGCATCTGTAAAGGAGTATGTCTTGCAATCTCTTTTCCCGTGATATTCGCATGGAATCGAGTTGTTCTCTCTGTGAAAAAGTCCATGTAAGTCATGATTTTCGCACAAGCCCACTTATAAAAACTCGGGAAATTCTCCGCTTTTCTTACATCCTCGGCGGTTAACTTTGTTCCGTTCTCTGTATTGTACATCGTGAGCAACTTAACAACGTGCTCTCCGGTATACCCTTCTGTACTTTCTGTAACTCCTGCCTGCCAGATGTTTTTAGCTCCGATATAGTTTGCAACACAAGCTCTTGCCATGCTTTCATGAGCCTGCTCGATCATGTCCATCGTGTTCTGAGTATACATGGAAATAAACTGCCCGAACTCATCAGGATTACGAAACGCCTGATCTAACTGATCTCTGAAATAAGTCCTGTGTCTCTGGAATATCTGACCGCCATAAAAATTTGTCTGTAAAACTTTACCTTTTTTGATTTTGTACATATCGACCGCTGTGTCATCATCAAGTGGCTGTCTCTGATCGTTTTCCCAATCATCATCAAGCATCCCCAACTTACGCACATGGTTTCCCCACTGCTGTGTGGTTCTTCTCAGTCCCTTAAATTTTGCATTGTAAGGTCTTACAGAAAAAATAGTCCTGTCTAATACCTGAGAAATGCTGTTCATGATCCTGTCATTTCCGACAAGTAACGCTGTCTGCGCCTGCGCCACAAACGAACTTGTGTCCGTTGCTTTCATAGTTTCAACACCTGTGGCCTGTTTAACAATATCATTCAGAACTGTGCTAATCTGATCGAAACTTAATGTATTCGCCATTATTTTTCACCTCCTGTTAATCCCTCATAGTTTGTTGGATTGATAATGCTTGCAATAGCATCTTCGGTTGTAACCTGTTTCGGAACTGAGTTCTGCATCAGGTTAACGTTGTTACTCTGTACCGCACTTGTGAGACTTTTAAGTGCACTCATAACATCATTCTGATCGCCAATCTGTCTTGCCTGCTGTGCCTGTGTCTGCGGATATGCCTGTGTCTGTGCCTGCGGATAGCCCTGTGGAAACTGCTGTGCATATCCCTGCGCACCCTGCACCTGATTCTGGGGATAGCTCTGTGGATAGAGCTGTGGCTGTGGCTGTGGCTGTGGCTGTGGCTGTGGCTGTGGGGCACGCTGTGTGCCTGACATTGTGAGGATCTCATCTTTTGTGAATCCCGCCGTGATAAGTGTGATTAAGTTGTCTAATGTCATATCTTATAATCCCTCCTGAGATAATTTTTGTGTGAAAATCCGGTGGAAATGATACCATCATGTTCATAGGTGACTGCATACCAGTTTCCAGAATAGCATCCTAGACAGATGCATTTAGTATTTTTCGGCATTTCGGCGATGACTGTTCCGTCTGTGTTAGGCTCTGCCCTGACCATCAGAGGCTCAGTGTTCGTTGTGACGATATACACACCTCTGATATTTTTATTATAATTGATCGTCATTCTTTATCACTCCCTGTGATATGATCTGTGAGTTTAGTAAGTGCCTGAGTGTTGTTGTTGAGTGCGTCTGTCATGTTTTTCATTTCTTCCTTATGTGCATCGGTTTCTTTCTGCCATAAGTAGAAAGTTGCGATAAGGCAAGCGCAAGGAACACCGATGTTGCTGATAAGTGTTGATAATGAATTGATATCCATGTTTCACCTCCATTATTATAGTTAGCACAACATATAATATATGTTTCACGTGGAACATTGGAAGAAAGGTGAGAACTATGTTCCACGTGAAACAAAACATATGCGGGCTATGACACTCCGCATATGTGATTGAAAGATTAAGTGTTACAAATTCTTGAGTTGTACATACTCCTGCACATTGGATCATTATGATCCCACGCTCCCAACGTGTTGTACGTGTGCCACGAACACTTGTCTTTCTATGACAGATTATAGCAAAGAAAAAAGGACAAGTCAATACTTGTCCTTAAAATAATTTTCAAATAGTGATTTTGATGTAATATCTTCAAAAGTGATCTTATTTGATAGGTACATATCCCATAGGTACACATAGTCCCTGCGGAACGCTTTTATATCCTTGTCAGACTGTGTGTATGCGGGTGGATTGCCTGAGTGATGTCTTGTAACGTATATTGTGTTTTTGTTTTTTCGTTCGTATATTGTGATTGAATCCATACGACATAAGGGGATTAACTCTTTAATATTTGTTGGTTTAATGCCTGTGTAATCTGCGGAATAAAACTCATTTCCGAGCGCCATGCGGTTAAAATTTGAATCTGCGCCAGACATTTTATAGAGTGCGGTTTCTTTTTTACGTTCTGAAATTGGAGAATCGAATAGGTTAAAAAGCCCAATTCCACGTTCCTGCATGATTGAAACTGATTGCTTTCGGATATCCATTGCAGATACTTTTTCCATCAGGTCATTCTCGATGAACATATTACATGAAAGATTCTCTGAGTTAGAAAACAACAGGAACTGTATCGGTTTTTCTCCGTCAAGTTCTCTGTTTCGGTTCATAGTTTCATATGCATTTTTAAAAGCATATCCTGCATTTTCAACTTTGCGTTCTCTTTTCTCAGGAATAAACTCATCATATATTCCAACCTCAACGTCTGATGCATCAAAACCACGTAGATTAGCAAAAGTGTTTAGTGCGATTGCGTAGCCCAAAATCGGGCCTGTGTACACCAGTTTGCCATTATCGTCTGTGTATGTGTTATAGAATCCGGCAACGTTTTTCCCGATTGTTTTCGGGTAAATTGACCATCCCTTATCTTTGTTCAATTTTTTAAATGGTGATAACTCTGGAATTTTAATTGTGTCGATCTGAGCCTGCAATGATCGCATATATACAAAAATCTTCTTATGTTCAATACAGTATTCAAGGCCTCCGTATGTTTTCCCCGTACCTCGGCCGCCCCATATGTAATTGAACTTTTGCCCGTATCCTAAAATAGCAGGTATCGAAAGATACCCGCTATTTTCGTATAACGATAACATTATTTCTGTGGCTCCTGCATGGGAATATCTGTCGCAGAATACCCCATACGGTCAAGCGCACGATCTGGGGAAACAAGTGCGCAGATTAAATAGTCACGACCTGCTTTTGACTGTCTGTGAAGAACCTCGATGAAAAACATTTCCGGTACTTCTTCCATGTCAGATACACGATCAACCACATCTTCAAATGATTCACGGAAAGTTGCTGACTGACCTGAGAATGTCTCTCCTGTGTTTGCATCCTGCACTGAAATACAGGTGATCTCATTTCCGATGTTATCAGTTGTTAGATATTTCACCCACGCACCGACACAGATAAGTCCTTTGTTTTCCACGTTTTTTAATGAGACGATTGCCGGCGATTCTATGAGATCGTACTCTGAATATGCATCAAGATTTCCTGATGATTTAATAATAGTATACTGTTTCTTTGCCATGATTTAGTTCTCCTTTTCTTTGATAATGATTGCATTTTTTAAAAACACTTCCGCATCCATCCCGTATAATTTTGTTTCTTCGGATGTTCTTTCCCAATCAATAACAATGCCGAAATTTCTTTTTTTGATCTCTTTGCTGATTTGCTCATCAGTAAGATTCCCGATTAAACCAACTTCCTGTACAAACTCGCACTTATTCTCAGGATCGTAGCAGATAACGTTGATCTTGTTAACTGTTAATGAACGTGTAATTTTCATATTCTCACCTCCTTGTAATATCTCTTTACATGAATTATTATAACACATATGTTAATTTTTGTCAAACGTCTCTTTAAATTCTTTTAATGTTCTTGCGTCTGCCAAAATCCTTCGGTACTCATCTGTTATTCCAATAGTGTAAGTTGACGGTCTGATAACTACGTTTTGTGTAATTTTTAAAACATGATTTTCCACGGTGAAATCCCCATAAGGAACGTCATTGTACACGCTTTCAGTTCCTCCCGATTGTAAAAAGGTGAAACCAATTTTAAAGGCTTCAATTCCTCCATGTTCTTCCAACTCATCTGGTGCAAGCTTTTTATTAACTCCTGCGATTGTTGCGTGAAATTTTCCGTCTTTAGTTCTATAGACATATTTTTTAGCACCAATGGTGGAGAATTCAGTATACGTATCCTCGAATTCATACACCCCCATATAATGTTTAACGCCATAACGGTCTGTAGCGTATGCGGAATTGGATATACTTTGCTTTTTTCTTTCAGAATTGTATCTATCAAATAATTCGTCAATATTATCACCTCTTACTTTTATATATTTTACTGAATCGGTATCACTGTATAAATAACGATCCCCAACTATGTTTATTCCCTCTTTTAGTCGCAATCGTGCCCACGCTGTTACCCATACACCCCACTGATAAGGCAGAAATGCCGTTCGATTATATTTTTCAAGTAGTGTTTCACGTGAAACATTTTCGTCAACTGTATAGATATTTTCCGATGATTCCGTAAATATTAATGATTGCTTTACTGGTGATTGAACCATCATTCCATATCCGGCATTAAGCAACGCCTTTTGTAAGTTGTAGAAAAGTTCCTGCTCTACTATTCCTTTTAACTCTGTTTTATCCGTATAATATTTTCGGAAAATGCCTTTTAAGGGTTCTGGTAATGATCCATATTTACTTTCGTAACACTCGGTTATTTCAAAGTGTTTCCATTTATATTCACGTTTCATGATCTCATAATCAATATCAGTTAATGTCGTTTCGATATAATCAGCGCATAAAATTCGGCCATTATCCAGTGTTTCACGTGAAACATTTCTGCACTTTGAGTATGACAAATATGGCGCTCCGTAGTATTTGTCAATCTGTTCAATACCTGTAATTTTACATCGGAATAGCAATGCTTTTCCTCTATCCAGTTTCTTCTCTATGTCAGATTCATCTAACGATCCGATATATACAAACCGTGTCATTGGAAAAACGCAATTCAATACAACGTCAGGATATGATGATGATCTGTCATATGATCCGATTCCTAGAATCTTTTCCCCATCTGCCCGTATCACTGTTCCGGAATAATAACGATTAGCGTGAGTATCACCACCCCTAAAAGCTTCTTCTAACAGATCGAAAACGTCAATAGTAGGAAATATATCCTTATGTTTTCTTGCCCATCCATACATTGCTTTTTTTGTTTCACGGCGTACATATCCGGTTGACGTTAAGGGCAATGTATATAGATTATCATTCGCCAGAATCATTCGCTTATACATTGCTTCGACAAGACCAATCGTGTCATTACAAGAATACTGCAATTCATAATCGTCTAGTTCTGTCCACGGAAAACGTTTTTTCGCATAGTTAAATTTTTCGCCAGATAGTTTCCGATGCTCTACTTTCATTTTTGACGTAAACGTATTTAATGACATATTTGTCTGTAAATATGAGCACCGAAACTCGAAACGCTTTAACATTTCGCATTTCAAAATTTTTCGTGATTTAATTGCAAAAACTTCGTCCGGTGAAAATGTATATATACCGCGCAAAAACTGAAATTCATATGACAAATTATGAACAAAAACCATGTAATATGCATAATTATCGTCATTCATAAGCTGATCCAGAAAAAGCTCAAATTCTGTCCACGTTCTACCTATTATAGTGTCTATATTCAAATCGTCAAGAAAGAGAATTGAAAACTGCCATATATACATTATTGATTGCTCGATATCTTCCAACCTAGTTGTTTCGATATCAAAAGCACATATACAATTTTTATAGCCCTTTGCTTTTTTAGAACCTCTATTTGATCTGGTATCATGTAAGCATGGTAAATTCTGTATTCTATTATAGTTATATGTATTAACTGTATACAGATTATCCATGTTTACCTCCTGCGTTTGCGTTTACCTGCTTTCCTTTTCTGGCGTTTCGCTTTTTCTTTCTTTGCTATACCAGATTTCAATTTTTCAATATTTCGTGATCCAGTTTTCAAAAATTCCTTGTACAGATCGAGCATTTTTCCTGTACTCAACTTTTCTCCATCTGAATACAGCTCAACAGCGAAATCAGAATCATATATTCTATCTGATGCGAAATCTCTGAGCTGTTCCATGAAACGCCCAAAATTCAATAAATCCTCATGCGTTTTTAACTCTGTTCCATACACATCATTAATATGTTGCATCTGTTCTTTTTCCCGTTTTTTCAAGCCTGTAACTGTTGTTCGATCTGATGCTATTATAGTTGCAAGTTCAGACAACAAGTGATAGATTTCTCTATCACTTGTAATATCTTTCAAATGCTTGTAACGTTGAATCGGTCGATCCGTTACAAGACTGATATCTCTGTAGTCAGATTTCAGTAATCTTTCATAACGTTTACGCCAGATTGATCTGAGTCGGGAATACTCTTTTCTCACGTCTTTCATGTCCCATGTTAACTCAAGAGCAAGTGGGGTGTA